GGCAAGGGTCTGCAAAACCCTGATTCCCCGGTTCAAATCCGGGTGTCACCTCCAGCAAGAAACCCTGTAATCACAATGGTTACAGGGTTTTTCTTATGCCTGTTTTTTGGCTTTTACCCCTTTGTTTACCCCTTTCAGGATTTTATACCCCATTTCAGGAGCCGGACACGCTCCTGATAAAGGCCTCCATTCTGTCCGCACTGTCCTGCTTCATCTGGTTGGTGACGTGACCATAGGTGTCCAGCGTAAAAGCGGCGGTAGCGTGGCCCAGATTGCCCTGCACGGTCTTGATGTCGTCCCCGGATCGGATCGCAGCCACGGCGTAACTGTGCCGGAGATCATGAAAGCGTGCGTCTGGTCTGCCGATGGAGGCAACGACCTTCTTATATGCCCGGTACAGGGTGGATTTTGTCAGGTGTCTCCCGAAGGGATTGGTAAATACCAGGTCACTTGCCTCCCATAATGCCCCCGCACGAAGCCGTTGCTCCGCCTGGGTGACCTTGTGTCGCCGCAGCTGGGCCATCACGAAGGGGGCAGCGGTCACGGTCCGGTTCTTGCTGTTCTTGACGGGAACCAGCTGGTAGGCCTTCATGCCCTTCTCCTGGTGGAGCTGCATCTGCTTGTTGATTCGTAGTGTGCCGTGATCAAAGTCCACGCAGTCCCAGGTGAGACCGAGAATCTCACCCTCCCGCAGGCCGGTGAACAGTGTCACAATGAAGATGTCTTCATATTCATTACCCTGGATAGCCTTTAGGAAGGCGGTGATCTGCGGCTCGTCAAGGGGGTTGATCTCCTGCTTCTCGATTTTGGGGAGTGTACAGAAGTCTCCGTCCGCCGGGTTCAGGGGAATGTACCGATTGATGACCGCCTGCCGGAGTGCGCCGTGCAGGACGCCGTGGACGTTTTTGACGGTCTTGGGGGAGAGGGGGACAAAGTCGTATACGGTTTTGCCGTCTTTCTTGACGATTTTCCCGCGCTCGTCCCGTTTTGGAATCTTTTTGCCCCTGGCCGCCAGTGTGTTCAGGAACTCCTGGACCGTGTGGGTGTTCAGCTCGTCCAGACGGATCGCGGCGAGATAGGGCTTGATGTGCAGCCGGATGTCATCCTGGTAGATTTTGGCCGTGCGGGGCTTTACTCCGCCCAGATAGGTGCCAGCCCAGATGTCCAGCCACTCCCCCAGGGTCATCTTGCACGGCTCTCGATATGCCTTGTTGTCAACCGCCGCCACGGCCTGGGCCAGCTTCTGCCGAACTTCTTTCTGCGTCTTGGCGTAGACGGATTTGCGGATGGGCTTTCCCGTCCCCGGATCGTGGCCCACAACAAACCGGGCTTCCCACGTCCCGTCCGACCTCTGCCGGATCGTCCCGGACCCGGAGGCCGCGCGGGTGTTGCTCTTTCGTGGCATTGAAATTCCTCCTTCACGTGTGGTAAGATGGAGGAGCAGTAGGCCGTGATAGTTTACTGCCCCTTATAACCGTCCCTGGTGTGTCAGCACCGGGGGCGGTTTTATTGATTTTGTTCTTCAGTTTCCGCATCGAAACACTCTTCTAACAAATCCACAAACTCTTCCCACAAACGAGATATTCTGGATCGCATCAAATCTCTTTGATCATGAATATCTGCGATAAAGTACTCTCTTCCGGTTTTTTCTGAATATTTGCCAAGTAACTCTTCAATCTCAAGGATTCCAGAAAACTCTTCAACTTTTTCTTTGATTTCCCCTCTATTTATAACTTTTTTGCGCTCATTGTTACTGGCAATACAGATATGGCAGAGATCGACTAAACTTTCCATAATGGCATCCGAAACATAACTTTGAACAAAATAATCAATTATTGTTGAAACTTCAAAAGGATTATTCCATTCCTTGATTTTCAGTATAGTATTTTCGGATAGTCCTGTAAATTTACATACTTTTTGAAGATCTATATTTTTATTTCTCACATTTGAGAGGCCTATTAACCAATCTGCTGATACATCAAAATATTCAGCCAAATCATACAATGTCTTTGCATCCGGCAATGTGTCCCCGGTCTCATAAAGACCTATTGTGGATTTAGACACCCCAAGATCACGTGCAAGTGTCTCTTGTGATATGCCCTTTTCCTTTCGCAAATCTCTTAACTGCGAGGGGAAAAGGGCCTTTTTATTTTCTTCCGATGAATATTTTCTCCCGCTCTTTTCGGCCTCTTTTTTTGTGACCGGAAATATTAACCGCTCCATATACATCCTCCACCGTTAGACTGAAAAAATGGTTTTTCAAGAAAGGTAGAATGAAACTCTTGCTAGAATGGTTTTCTGGGTGTAAAATATAGATATCCAGAAAATCATGCCGTCTCTTTTTATATTAGCGCACAGAGGCGGGAGAAGTCAAGAGCAATTTTGAAAGGAGGATATCATGAAAACTCTGGATCGTTTAGCCTATACCCCGACAGAGGCGGCGGAAGTTGCTTCTGTAAGTCGTCCTACGATCTATCGTTGGATGCACTTGGAGGGCTTTCCTGTTGCGCACATCGGCGGCTGCACCAGAATCCCGGCGGAGGCATTCAAGCAGTGGATCAATCAGCAAGCGGGGGTGACAGAGAGTGCGTGACAGAAAAGAAGAAGCCCGCCGGGATGCTGCAACATCCAAGCGGGCAAAGGGGGAAAGTCACTGGGCAAGCGGCAATCCCTATGGAAATTATACATCGGAACAGAGCGGCGGTCAAGGAACCATTTCCCGGCTGCTGATGGAAGGATCTGAAAACGGCCTCCACCTTCAGGACCTTGTTCGCCTGACTGGAGAGGACCAGCGGACAGTCCGAAAGATGATCCATCAGGAGCGGCGGCGAGGCATTCCAATCCTGTCCAACAGCAAGGACGGCTACTATCTACCCGGCAACGAATACGAAAAAGCCGAGTGTGTACGGCAAATGAGAGGCAGGGCACGGGAAATCCTGGCGGCGGCAAGAGCTATTGAAAAGGCGGTGGAACAGTGATTGAGTACCCGCTGGAATCCTTTGTGTTTTACCGCTCATTCCGGGATGCTATCGAAGAAATGAGCGACGCGGACAAACTTTCGACGCTACTTGCAATCTGCGACTATGCGTTATATGGCATCGAGCCTGATTTGAACGGTATCCTGCCTCGAGCTGTATTCACAGTTGCTAGACCAAGTATTGACGCAAACAAGAATAGGCGCGAGAACGGAGGGAAGGGAGGTAGACCAAGCAAAAAAACCAATGGTTTTGAAAACAAAAACCAACGGTTTTCAAAAACGAAAAGCACTGAAACTGAATCTGAATCTAAAACTGTAACTGAAACTGGAGAGAATAGGGCGGACAAGCCGCCACGCTCCCGCTTTGTTCCTCCGTCTGTTGATGAAGTCCGGGCATACTGCGCTGAACGGCAGAATGGCGTAGATGCTGAGTGTTTTGTAGACTTCTACACGGCCAACGGATGGAAGCAGTCACGAGGGAAATCTATCGTTGACTGGAAAGCGGCTATTCGTACCTGGGAGAAGCGGGAAACGAGGCCGAAGGGAGGCGACGAGTTTGCAGGCGTTGTTTGATGCCTCTGCATACTTTACATACTTCCCGGACTGCATGGACACTAAACGGTCCCTTTGGTTAGTGCGAGGTGTGTTTGATGTAGATGCGTACCGGGAAAATACCTTTGCGTTGTCCGCCACTTCTGATTTAAGTGCCTTCCGGACGTGTGAGCCGTTCCTGGCTGCATTCCCCTCTGTTTTTGTAGCACTGGCTGACCGGGAGCTTGCTAGGACGGTTGCGGAGGCGTTGGAAGAGTATGCGCCCTCTGTGATTGTGCTGATGCCCCGTGAAGGCGCCTTTGGAGACCACGCAAATCTCCGCGAGGTTCTGGACGCTGGAGGGGAAAAGGCCGTCTCTCGCCTGATTATGGGGGCCATAGAACGAGACGCACACGGAGTTCTCGACTTGGCAGACGTGGAGCGTGTGCGTTTGGAGGCGATACCATCCGTACTGTCTGGAGTCAGTGAACTAGATAGAACCATCGGCGGCTTCTATCCAGGAGAGTTGTCTATCTGGACGGGGAAACGGGGCGGCGGAAAGTCTACACTGTTGGGGCAACTCTTACTGGAAGCTGTCAACCAGGGGCATCATGTCTGTGCATATTCTGGTGAGCTTCCGGCATGGAGGTTTAAGCAATGGATTTCCGCACAATCGGCAGGCCCCGAAAATGTGGAGAGAGTGGTGGACAGATGGTCGGGGAAAGAGTTTTTCAGTGTATCACCACTGATTCAGAAGCGGATCGACGAGTGGTGGAAGGGAAAATTCTTCCTGTACGACAATCGGCTAGCCTCTGCCAGCGATGAGGACAGCATTCTTTCTGTGTTCGAGTACACGGCCCGGCGCTATGGCTGTTGCGTGTTCCTTGTGGACAACCTGATGACTGCCCGCTTCTCGACTTCTGCTGACCGTGATTTCTACCGGGCACAATCCAACTTTACAGGGCGGCTGGTAGAGTTTGCGAAGAAGAATGAAGTACACGTCCACCTTGTAGCCCATCCCAGAAAATCCCAGGGGCAGTTAGACGCCGATGATATTTCCGGCTCCGGCGAAATTACCAACCGGGCAGACAATGTATTTTCACTTCAACGGCTGACAGATGAAGAGGCAGACAAACAAGGGTATCAGGCGGTCCTCCGGGTTTTGAAGAACCGTTCGTTCGGGGCGTCTATCTCGCTGGGGTTGGACTTTGAAGAAAGCAGCAGGCGCTTTTATAAGGCCGGAACAGGCAGCCCAAATAAGAAATACGGCTGGGAAGTATGTGGCGAGCAGGAACTTGTGGAATTACCTGACGAAACGGAGACGCCATTTAATGAAAAGAAATCATAAGGGATTGAACTCCTAGATGCAGGTGGTGAACAAGATGAATGATCGTCTATTATCCGTTCTGGAAGATATTGCCATCAATCTGGAACGGATCGCGGAGGCGCTTGAAACCCTGGCAGAAAAATAAGAGCCGCCCAGAAGCGGCCCTCGTGGTGGGATGGAGACTTGATAAATCTATCTTACCACGGGGAGGCGGCTTTGGCAATGACTACGAACGAAATTGCAGCGGCGGTACAAACTGGACAGGCGGATGTCCTGGAGCTATGGGATGCGGTCCAACGGTTTGCCCATGACCGGGCGTATAGGTGGACCAGGGCGGCGAAGGGGCGCGGCGGTGCTGTCCTGGATGACCTCGTACAGTGTGCTTTTATAGCCCTCCTGGACGCCGTACAGACATGGAGGCCGGAGGGTGGAGCGTTTCTCACCTGGTATGGCCTGAAGCTCAAAACGGCATTTACAGAGGCCACGGGGCAAAGGACAGAACGAACCCGGCAGGAGCCGCTTGACCGAGCATTATCACTGGATGCTCCATTGACGGACAGCGAGAGCGGCGAGGGCTTCACCCTGGCGGATGTCATAGAAGATCCCTATGCTACGGCGGCGGTAGAAGCTGTTGCAGAGCTGGACTATCAGCAGCGGCGGAAACAAGCCCTTGCAAAGGCCCTTGACGGCCTCACAGAGGACCAGAGGCGGGCGGTAGTGCTGCGACATTGCCGCGGCTTCACAGTGGATCAGACGGCGGCTAGAATGGGCACCACAAGGGCCGCGGCCATGACAGCAGAACAAAAAGGACTGCGATTACTGCGGCATCCGATCAATCGAGAACTACGAATGTACTGTTAAAAAATACCAAGTATTACCGATAAAAAGGAGGTGTTGATACTGACTCAAAAGCAGAATAAAGCGTTGCTTGCGCTTTTGACACAGCCCACAAGAGAGGCAGCTGCAAAGGCTGCTGGGATTACCAGCAAAACCCTACGATCCTACCTTGATGATCCTGCCTTCTTGTCTGAATATGAAAAGGCACTGTCTGGACTGGTGAAGGATGCAACTAGGCAGGCACAACAAAGTTTAAGCCCGGCACTCTCCACTTTGCGAGAAATTGTAGAGGATAGCCGTCAACCGGCCACAGCCCGGATCAGTGCAGCTAGGAGCTTACTGGAGTATTCTTTGCGGCTGACAGAAATCACGGATATTCTGGATCAGCTGCGTGAGCTGGAGAAATGGAGAGATGAGTCAAATGGTTAAAAACATAGAAGCCCGCCTTGACCGGCTGAAAAGAGCAATTCCAGGCCCCGGCGTGGGTATCATGTACCAGACTGAAAACGGCTGGACGGCCTACCGTGGCGCAATCCAGCGGGATTTTCACAGCGAGGGACAGGCCCACGATTTTTTGAAACCATGCAAAACTGTGATAGTGGTTGACGTTTGAGGGAGGTGCGGTATTGCCAAGCATTAAAGAGCGGTTGCGGCTGCTGTCAGCTTATGTGGAAACCATGCGGCCAGAAATGACAACGTTCATTGTGGCGGGCGGCAACGAGTTTCACACACTTATGACAGCAGAGGAATATCTGACTCAGTGCGGCGCATACACCCCGGACGGACGGCGGATCGTGCTTTATCCCCATCCCGTAGAGGGGGTAGACGCTTTGAGTCTGTCCCTGTATCAAATGATCGACGAGGCCGTGGAGGTTGGAAAGCTGGAGTTTCCAGAATTGGAGAGCGATGAACTATGAACGAGATCAAGACCAGACTGCGCCGTATTGCAGACTATATTGACCGCAAACACGGGAAGCGGCTCACTATTCTGTTTCGCACGTCAGACGGGGGAGAACAGACCGGCACCGTGGATGACCTGATAGCAGCAAAAGGGACCTTTGTTCGGGTGCTGTGTGGAAACAGTATGGAAGATCTTGACCGGATTTTGCAGTATGAAATTCCAGAGTATTTTTGTGTAATTGATTGACAGAAAGGATGATGTAAATGTGGATTGACCCTGGACCCTGGGAAGTAGACGAAAACGGCAAGCGTTTCCGCCGTGTTGGACCTGGATGTATCGAATACCCAATGACCATCACGACAACCTACGGGGAGTTTGAAGTGGACAAAGTACCACCGCCCCCGGAGGACAAGGAACCGCCGCGCCCCAAGAGCTGGGGAGACTGCCCTTTTAATTCCAAGTGTACCCAGCATTGCGCTAGATACACCGATAAAGGATGCGGTATTGTGACCGGCGAGGGGCCGGCACCTGGGCGGCGCTGTCCGTTTGGAAACAAGACAAATCCGACAACCTGTAAAGAAACCTGTGCATTTTGGACGCTATGTAGCAGAAAGGAAGCCAATGAGAGAACCCTTTGAATTGAAAATCGTGGAACATATCGCCACCCTGGGCGACAGCGGGACATACACCAGGGAGCTGAATGTGGTATCATTCAATAACCGCCCCGCCCGCCTTGATGTGCGTCTATGGAAACAAGACGGGAGCGGGAGCAAAGTACCCTTGAAGGGCATCCAGCTTACAGACGACGAGGCACAGGCGCTTTGTAATGCACTGAATGACTATATCGGGAGGGATTGACAATGAGCAAGTATAACCAGTATGCCCAGCACCTTGATA